CTAACTCATACTTTCCGTTAGGTTGTCTTTTAAAATTCCAATCTAAAACATTTTCAGGAGTCACTATAGATACATAAGGTCTAATATCTTGTTGTAGTTCTTCTGCTCTAGTGCTTGTTTGAATATTAGGTTTATCTAAAATCATAAAACAATGACCATAAATTGATGCGTAGTTTTGTGCTTGTTTAATTACTGAATTAAAATTGTTGCCCTCTAGGTCAGCGTCTTTTAAGAATGATTCTAAACTTTGTTCTTCTGCTAAACTTTCAAAGTTTCTTGATGGTTTTACTCTAAATAAAAATGATGAATAAATTTGTATTACGTTTCTGCAATGATTATCGCAAGGTGTGTTTGCAAGTCTTTGATTGAACTCGTTATCTAATTCTAAATTATATCTATTTAAATATTGACCTAATGTATAATCGTATCCACCATTATAAGATCGTATATAGTATTCCCAATTAGTAACTGTTTCTTTATAGTCTTTGTGAACTTCTAATGCTGAATCTCTGTTATATGCCATTACTTAATTGCCCATCTTGTCGGTTTGGAAAATGAAACATTGCTAGTAAGAGGTTTGATAAAATCAATTAAGTATCCTAAAGCATCATTCATATGGTCAAAACCTTGTTCTTTGTCAGGAATATTTGTGTTTTCCTTGTATATTTGTCTTTGTAATCCTTTTATCATTGTTTTGCAAGATTTTGAAACGAAAATATGTCTATGACCTTTTGAATCTTTAAGTTTAGAATTTACAGCATTAACTCTATCTCTAACTGATGGGTGCTTGTGTTTAACTTTTACTTTGAAACCAGCGTTCTGCAATATAGATAAATCAGTTCTACCACCCGCAGAAGTTTTACGTTGTTTAGAAGCTGGGTCAGGATAAACGAATATTTGTGCTTTAGAACCATATCTATCTCTTATCTCTTGGCACATTTCATCAGTATTACTTGAATAAATTACTATCTCATCTACGACATAAATCTTATCTTTTTCTATTTGTGCAACACAAGCTGACATTGGATCGACATTAAAGTCCATTCCTAAATGAAAAGGTTTAGACCAATCTATTTTCTTATCTATTACAGAATCTACGGGGTGGAAGTTGTAATAAACAGCACCAGCATAATTCTCAAAAGTTCCCTCAAACTCTTGTCTAAATGTTCTAATATCTATGTCTTGTTTAGCTTGTTCTATTTCTTCTTTAGAAACCATACCACCTTGAATAGTAGTATATTGGAAACTAGCCCATTGATCGTCTTGCTTACCTTTAAGATACATTTCATAAGACCAATTACCATAACCTTTAGGTGTTCCACACATCATAACATTTCCTAAAGTATCTGATACTGATGCTCGTAATACTTCAAACCAAGTTCTTTTGTCTATATCAGCAAACTCATCAAGTATTAAAAAGTTTAATCCTGTTCCTCGTAAAGCATCATAATTATCAGCACCTTTTAGTGATATTGTACTGTTTGTTTTTCTAATTCGGATTGTAAGAGTTGTCTCGTTTATATCCTCAATCCAATTAAACTGATTAAGCATTTCTTTTAAATTAGACCAGCATATCTCTTTAGCCATTTTAAAAGTTGGTGCTACATACCATATTTGCTGATTTGGTTTAGATGCGTACTTCATCATTTCAGTAATACATAAATAAGTCTTACCGAATCTTCTACCTGATATTAATACTCTAAATCTTTTATCACACGAACTAACTTCGTATTGTGGCTTCGTTAATTTAATTTTCATATTAACTAGATACTATTCCCTGACATTTAAAATTGACCATTATCTTACCTCTGATAACTTCGTCCATACCTAGTTCTTGGTTTATCGTAATTGCGTTTAAATATCCAGCAGTAGCACAATCATAAAACGTGTTATAGGGTTCTAACTGCGGAAATGGGTCAGAACATTGTTGATAAACAGCAGAACATATTTGTAGAACTAATATGAACTTCACTTTCGTTTCTTTTTATAGAATAATCTATTTACCCGTATTTTCCATACCCACGCTGATATTCTTGAAGCTATAAGCTCTATTTTTCTTAATATAAAATCTATCATCTTTTTCATTCTAATATAATTTTCTTAATTGATTTTGAACCATCTACATTTGTTTCTAACTCTGCTGTTCCACTCCAACATTTGTAAGATAAAGATTCGTTAAATTGTCTTTCTGCTTGTCGCTTGTGTTTTAAGCAAGTAGCCATAGACTCTTGTATTCTTGCTTCTTTGATCTCTCCGTTAATAAACATTAATAATCCTACAACAGCTTCTATCATAATACTTTACCTTTATTCTTACCCTCTTTGACAGTATATTTTTGAGTGCCGTTTGCACCTATCTCAACTTCTTGTCTTAACATTTTAAACATATTCATAGCCTTAGTATCTTCCCACTTTTTCTGAGTATATTTAATAATCTTTTTAGTGACTCTTTCCATTAGCAAATTCTCTTTGTTTATCTTTTAACTTCTCTATATCAGAGATAGCTTTTTCTAATTGTTTAGCAATAAACTCAATATTAACTTTATTTGTCATATTCATTTCTTGGTTCTTTTCTAACTTTTCGGTAGTCTTATAAAGTTCTTCTACCAACATAAATAATTCTTGTATCTGCGGAGATACCATCTTGCCTTTTGGAACTCCTATAATAAATTCATTAGCCGCATCTAAATCTTTTTCTACAAGCTGGCTTTTAGTTTCTAATACGTTCAATCTTTCAATCACAGAAAACGCAAACCAAGCACCAATCACACAGATGCTAATTAAACTAGCAACTGTTTTCATTGGCATCTGTACTTGTTGTTCTTCTCCTATTTTAAGTGCCATAACCTTTTAAAATCCATTCGTATATCTTCTTTAGAATCTTTCTAATCTTCTTCATAATTTAAAATCCTTACGCCAAGTTCGCATTGCCCAAAAAGCTGGAGATAAACTTTTCTGTCCTCTTACCTTTGCAAGTATTGGACGGAATCTCGCAAAAAAACTTCTCCGTCTCGCTGGGTCGTTTCTACCTATGCTCATACCCTTTGCTCCAAAGTTCACCTTTTGGACTCTACCTGTTCTTCTATTTCTGACAAATACTTTGAATTTCTTAACGTCCCCACGTTGTACTTTGTTAAGCTTAACTGTTCTTCCTTTGTACTTTGCCATAATTGTATTTACCATAATTTTTTGTGAGAAAAAACAAACTTTTAACCCTATATAATAATGGGTGAGAAAATTTAAGTTTTGAACCCCATAGTATAGTAGGAAACACAAACACAAGGATAATATGAAACTAAGTATAAAAGAAATAAAATATGTAAGGCAATCTTTAGAGTATAGAGCAGAATACTATAAAGATAGACCTAGATATGAACAATACCTAAATGAGATAAATAAGGTTATAAAAAAATTTATCAGGTTAGAGGGTGAGCATTATAAAGATATAAAATTTTTTAATGAACAAGTTAGTAAAACGATTGAAGATAAATTAAAGAAGTAAAAATTAAACAGGTTATTGTGGTTCGTGACCACTACAAATATACCCTATAACCTGTTTCCCGTTATATTCATGATAGACGTGGTTAGAGAATAGCTTACGTTTTTTCTGTTCGTGAACTCTAACATTAGTATGAAACCAAGCAGAGCAAGATTGCTGTATCTCAAACATCTCTATTTTGACTTCTCCAAAAGTAGTCAGATAGAGTAAAGAGATAATAATAGGCTTCATCTTTGAAACTGCCTTAAACGCCAAGCGTGGCAGATATAGTTATCTTTAACAGCTAGTGCATTCCATTTACCGCAATAGTTCCTACGATTGCTAAATAAATAACAGTTACCACAAGCCGCTTTTGATGTAGTCTTTTGGAAAGATTGAGGAAGTTTATAATCTATGATTTCTCCGCTAGGGTAGAAATTACTTCTTTTTTTTATCATCTTCTATTTTGTTTTTGTAGAATAATTTAAGAAATGCTTTATAAGCACCACCACCATTATAATCGTTTTCTTGATCAGCTTCTTGTTTAAGCTTATCTAACATTTTATTAAACTCTTTAGCTTCTTTGTCACTTACTGTCATTTCTTATCCTTTATAACTTTTATTAGTTGATTTCCAACTGTCGATATTGGGTCTAAATTAATATCTTTAGTAGAGCAACCTGTAAATAATAAAATAGATATTATGCTAACGACCCTGACCACGATATTTCTTCCAACTAGCTTTTTTTGATTTATTCATTGTACTAAAGTTTGGTCTTCTTCCTATGCTCGTGCCTTTAAATGTTTTCTCATAGATAACTGTCTGACCAAAGATATTACCTTTCTTTTTAGCCATCTACTTTGTCAGCTTCAATGATTAATGGTAAAGGTTCGACAGTTGTTTGAGTCTCTACTCTGTCTTTCATACCCAATACATTTTTACTTAAAAAGATTTGCATATTTGGATTGCCTTTTTTAAGTGCGTTCTCCCACATCTTTTTTCTCAAAGATGCTTTTCCTTTGTTTTTATTTACCTCGATAATTTCGGCATAATTTCTTTGTAGTGTTCTAGCAGAGATTCCCATAACACCACCTATTTCTTCTTGTGTGCAACCAATAGATGCTAGATTTCCAAGTATTTCTAAATCAATGTTCTTTTTGGGTCTTCCGACAGGTTGCTTTTTTTCTGCCTTATTTGTCTTATTTATGTCGCTTTTCATTTGTCTAATTTATACCTCATTTCCCCAACAATCCCAACCCTTTACTCGTTGTCTTGCAAACAATTCAATTCTTGGCAGATCCCCCATTAGTTCTACAATTCTTTCTCTAACACAATCAGGTTTTCTACTATGCTCTCTTATTTTATCTATTACAACTTGATGTACTTTTTTAGAAATTCTTTTTGGTTTTCCCTTACTTGCTAATAGACATATTTCGTTATTTGCTCTAGTCCAATGACCTAAACCCCAAAATAAACTATCTGATTTTTTATTTTTTTTTATCCAACTAAAAGCACAAGTTTTGTAAGTAAAACCCCAAGAATTAATAGTTTCAATACCCTCAATTAAATTAGGCATAGTAACCCATATAAATAAAACGCAATCTTTATCTGCTATATTTTGAATTGGTAAATTTTTAATATCTTCAATATTCATACAATCATAATGATTTTCTGCTGATTTTTTTTCTTTGCCCTTTCCTGACCAAACTTTATAAGTCCAAGCTGGGTCTGCATAAATAATCTTATATTTCTTTTTAGGAAACGGAATCATAACTCATTATTCCAAGACAACAACATTAAAATTACAACTAGATAGATTATAGCAACATAACCTAAAGATAGAATCATATAGTGATTTTTTCCATTTTCATAACAATACATTTAGGAAATACATTGCGATCTGAAAATACAGCTTGTTCACTATCATAACTAGCAAAAGTCCAAACGTGTTTTTTATCTTTAGCAAATATATAAGCTTGGCTTATCATAATAGCTGGTTTTAAACTTTTAACTTCTGATGCTTCTGCGTGTCCGCTATCTCCACACGGGTCTTGCCATATTATTTTATAAAAATAGTATTTCTTACCACCAATAATTATATGCCTAAATTTTGCCTTTTTTCGTTTTTTCATTAATGTTTTCTATGCTTACTGCTTTCCAAGAGAAGTTTGATTTGTAGTTTTAATCGTTGGTTCTCCAAAGATAAACTTATAATCCTTTTTCGGACATATTTAAAGATTCTTAATATTCCTCTCATAACTCGTCTTTCAATGGCATATTAGGTTTAAACTTATGTTTCCACTTGATTTTACCCCCTGTCTTAATTTTGACATATTCTCCAAATTCATCTCCTAAATAAACAATATCCTTGCTAGACTTATTTTTTGAGACTCTAGTTAGTAATTGT